GTGGCTGAAGCGGAAATGCCGACGCCGGAGCAGGTGAATAACAGTGCCGCTGCCGCATTGTTTGGATAAGGTTATTGTACAAAGATATATCACAGTATTCTTTGTTTTATTGTAAGTCATTCTCTACCGCATTTATGGCGGTAGAGGGAAAGGAGTTACATGAGCAAATACAGAAGCAGGAAAGTGGTAGTTGACGGTATTACATTTGATTCCAAGAAGGAAGCGTGGCGGTACCGGGAGCTTCATTTGCTTGAACAGACTGGCGAGATTAGCAATCTGCAGATGCAGGTCAAATATGAACTGATTCCATCGCAATATGAACTGCGACCGGTCACATTGAAGAATGGATTTGTGAAGATGAAGAAGTTTTGCGTGGAACATGCATGTAGTTATATCGCTGATTTCGTTTATATAGATACCAACGGAGATACGGTCGTAGAGGACACAAAAGGATTCTGGACAAAGGATTACATCATAAAGCGGAAGCTGATGCTCTACAGACACGGCATCCGGATCAGGGAGGTGTGACAAGATGAGTGCAAATATCAGAGATACACACAAGGTCGTGAAAGCGATGCTTGAGAATCATCCAGAGACGAGAAGCAGTGATGGGTGCTTATGCTACATGGTGTACAAGGAGATTGGCAAGAAGAACGGTGTGGACGTAGATAAGATTCCTATTCAGCAGTTCTTCCTGCATATGCGAGAGTTGGGATTTCCAACAACAGAATCGGTCAGAAGAGCACGACAGAAGATTCAGGCAGAGTATAAGGAACTTGCCGGAAGCGAGTTCGTAGAATGTAATCGAACAATGCTTGAAGATGTTTATAAGGATTATGCAACCAGCATTATTAAATAGCTGGATTGAAAGGAAGGAGCAGATGGCAAGACCGCAAAAAAAAGGATTGCTGTACTTCCCATTTGACACGGATTTCTTCGCAGACTTAAAGATTCGGGCACTCAGTGCAAGATACGGATCGGATGGATTGATATTCTACATATGGTTGCTTGCGGAGATATATAGAGAAAACGGTTATTACATCGTATGGAATGAGGACAGCGAGGATGCAGCGATAGCATCCCTTGGGCTGTCCGAGGGTTCAATGAAGCAGATAATGACATTCTTGGCTAGTCGGTCACTAATCGTTGAGATCACACTTGCTAGTTCGGACACTATCATTACCTCCCCGAATATACAGAAACGCTACCAGGAAGTGGCAAAGAGCCTTAGACGAGACATTGCAGTTGATGGTGAGATATGGCTTTTGAATGAAGAGGATACCGCTTCTTTTATTAAAGTTACCCAAAATTCGGATAAATACAGTAAAAACCATAATAAATCCGTTAAAAATGAGAGTAAATCCCGTAAAAACCCCACAAATAAAATAAAAGTAAATGAAATGAAAGTAAATGAAAGAGAGAGCGCACCCGCAAAGCATCCATATGGACCATTCGGAAATGTGATGCTGCTTGATGATGAATTCACCAAGCTCGCAGAGAAGTACGGAACGGATATTCGTGATGAAGCAGTTGAATTCCTTGACATGTATATTGCAGAGAAGGGTTATAAGACAAAATCCCATTATCTGGCAATCATTCGATGGGTTGTAAGCGCAGTAAATGAGCGCAGGCAGAAACAAAGACGAGGATATCAGAGCAATATGCCTAAGAGCGTACAACCGACGCAGGAGCGAGTATCTGCGCTTGATGAGATGGAAGCTCTCTTTCAGCAGGAGGTGAATGGAGTTGACAAAGGCAGAAAGAATTGAGCTGCGAAATCAGAAGATCATGGAGAATATCAAACTCGTGTATTTTCATTTGAATAAATATCATGGATTCCCAAATTACGATGACATCATACAGGAAGGTGTACTTGCACTGGTGGAAGCCATTGACAGAAGTAAGGATCTGGAACATCTGAATCGAAATTATATTGGAATATATATCAACAGATATGTGGAAAGATACATTCAATTTGGCGATGTGACGGTACGTACACCATTTAGCTGGAAAGATGTTGAGAAACCACAGTATGTATCACTCGACAAGATTGTAAATGAAGAAGGAGACAGCTACGGAGATTCGTTTCTGGAAGATAAGCATGATTATATTGGAGAGCTGGTTACTATGATAGATTTCGGTCATATGGTAGATCAGTTGTCTCCGAGAACACAGAAGCCGATGCGGTGCATGCTGCAGGGATATGGCATGACCGATACAGCGAAAATGTGCGGTATATCGTTTGAACGAGTGAGACAGATCAAGAAGCTGTGCAATCGAGAGCTTGTTGCAAGTGAGGTGTGACATGACATATAGAGAATTTTTAGAAAGCAAAATCGACCTTGCAACAGACAGCGGATTTGTGGTTGATCGTTTAAAGATCAATCCGGCATTGAAACCACATCAGTCAGATGCTGTTGCATGGGCACTTAAAGGCGGACGCCGGGCATTGTTTGAAGCGTTTGGACTTGGAAAAACAGTACAGGAGATAGAGTTCTGCCATCTGGCAGCAGAACATACCGGCGGCAGAGCTTTGATTGTATTGCCTCTTGGAGTGAAGCAGGAGTTCACCAGAGATGCGGTGGAGCTGCTCGGATATGAGAAGCCGGAGTACTGCCGGACAATGGAAGAGGTCAAGGCGTGTGACAGTCAGATTGTGCTGACAAACTATGAGCGAGTGAGAGATGGCGATATAGATCCATCGTACTTCGCTGCAACGTCATTGGATGAAGCAAGTGTACTCCGCTCATTTGGAAGTAAGACTTATCAGACATTTTTGGATAAATTCAAGAACGTTCCGTATAAGCTGGTAGCCACGGCTACACCATCGCCGAATAAGTACAAGGAGCTTATACACTATGCCGGCTATCTGGAAGTCATGGACACAGGACAGGCGCTGACAAGATTTTTCCAGCGGGATAGTACAAAGGCAAACAACCTGACGCTGTATCCGAACATGGAAGATGAGTTTTGGCTGTGGGTGTCAAGCTGGGCGCTGTTCGTTACAAAGCCGTCAGATCTCAATCCGGATTATTCCGATGCCGGATACGATCTGCCACCGCTCGATGTCAGATGGCATGAGATACCGATTCATTACGGAGATACAGCAGACAAGGACGGTCAGATGCAGCTCTTTCAGGAAGCAGCAGAAGGATTGAAAGAAGCAGCGGCGGTCAAGCGGGACAGCATAGACATCCGAGTGCAGAAGATGAAAGAGATTGTTGATGCTTCGCCGGATGATCATTTCTTGTTGTGGCACGATCTGGAGAGTGAACGCCATGCAATCAAGAAGGCGTTGCCAGAGACGGTTGATATCTATGGATCCATGGATTATGAGACGAGAGAACAGCGTGTAATTGATTTCTCAAATGGAAAGACACGGTTGTTTGCAACAAAAAAATCGCTGTCCGGCTCCGGGTGTAATTTTCAGCGGTATTGCCACCGGGAAATATTCCTTGGTATTGATTATGAATTTAATGATTTTATTCAAGCAATCCACAGATGTTACCGGTTCTTGCAGAACCAGCCGGTTGTGATTGACATTATCTACATGGAGAACGAGCGGCAGATTAAGGAAGCCTTGATGGAAAAATGGAAGAATCATAATTACATGGTCAAGCGGATGGTTGAGATCGTGAAGAAGTATGGACTGAATTCAGCGAACAAAGCTGAACGATTGGAAAGGAAGATGGGAGTGGAAGGAACAAGAGAAGAACGAACCGTGCGAGGAAATCACTATGAAGCAGTATACGGCGATTGTGTGGAAGAAACACGTGTCATGGAAGGCAACAGCGTTGATCTGATACATACGTCGATACCATTCGGCAATCACTACGAGTACAGCGCAAATTATAACGACTTTGGACACAATCAGGATACAGAGCGGTTCTTTGAACAGATGGACTACCTGACGCCGGAGCTTCTGCGAGTTTTAAAGCCTGGCAGAGTGGCAGCAGTACACGTTAAGGACAGAGTGCTTTTTGGAAATGCGACTGGTACCGGGATGCCGACGATCGAGCCGTTTCATGCGGATTGTATCGAACATTACATGAAACATGGTTTTATGTATTTCGGCATGATCACCGTTGTGACGGATGTTGTACGGGAGAATAATCAGACATACCGCCTTGGCTGGTCTGAACAGTGCAAGGATGGTACCAAGATGGGTGTAGGATGCCCGGAATATATCCTATTGTTCCGAAAGTTACCAACGGATCATAGCAAAGCATATGCAGATGATCCAGTATCAAAGAGCAAGGAAGAGTACACAAGAGCACAGTGGCAGATAGATGCGCACGGTTATTGGAGATCATCGGGTAATCGTCTGATCAGTAAGGATGAGTTGAAAGAGATATCGGTGGATAATCTGCAGAAAGCATACAGGAAATACAGCAGAGAGAGCGTGTACAACTATGAAGAACATGTGAAGCTTGCAAAAGAGCTTGATAAGGACGGCAGACTGCCGGCGACATTCATGGTGGTTGCTCCGGGATCATGGAACCAGCTTGAGGTGTGGGATGATATCAACCGGATGCGGACGCTTAACACGACACAGAGCCGGAGAAGAGCGCAGATGCATGTATGTCCGTTGCAGCTTGATATTGTGGAGAGAATCATCAATAGATACAGCAATCCGGGAGATGTCGTATATGATCCGTTCGGCGGACTTATGACGGTACCAATGACGGCGGTTAAGATGCACCGCTTCGGTAAAGGCTGTGAGTTGAATCCGGATTATTTCCGAGATGGTGTGGGATATTTACAGGCAGCAGAAAATGAGATGGATGAGCTGACACTGTTTGATTTTATGCCGGGGGTGATGGAGTGATACATGGAGAGCTTATTGTAGACAATTTTGCTGGCGGTGGCGGAGCTTCGACAGGCATCGAAATGGCAACAGGATACAGCGTTGATATAGCCATCAATCATGATCCGAAAGCTATACAGATGCACAAAACCAACCATCCAAGAACAAAGCATTATTGTGAAGATGTGTGGCAGGTAGATCCGATTGCAGCATGCAAAGGAAATCCGGTAGGACTTGCCTGGTTTTCGCCGGACTGTAAGCATTTCAGTAAGGCAAAAGGTGGAAAACCAAAGGATAAGAATATCAGAGGTCTTGCGTGGGTAGCCTGCCGGTGGGCGGGTCTTGTAAGACCAAGAGTAATCATGCTTGAAAATGTAGAAGAGTTCAGAACATGGGGACCATTAAACCGACGCCATCACCCAATTAAGAACAAACAGGGCAAGACCTTTGAACGGTTTGTAAAACAGCTTGAAGAGTTAGGGTATGAAGTACAATTCAAAGAACTTGTGGCAGCGGACTATGGAGCTCCAACAATGCGAAAAAGATTCTTTATGATTGCACGTTGCGATGGGAAATCAATCGTCTGGCCAGAGCCTACACATGCACCGGCGGACAGTGAGGAAGTCAAGGCAGGGTTGCTTAAACCTTATGTTGGAGCATACACGCAACTTGATTTTAGCCTGCCTTGTCCGAGCATTTTTGACACTTCTGAAGAGATTAAGGAAAAATATGGTATCCGGGCGGTACGACCGCTGGCTCCGAAGACGATGGAACGGATTGCAAGAGGACTGAAAAAATTCGTTTTGGATAATCCAGAGCCGTTTATCATTCAGTGCAACCACAGCGGAGATCGTAGACCAAACGATATCCGGGAGCCGATGCCAACTATAACAGGAAAGCATGGATATGGAGTTGTGGAACCGTATATTGTACAGATAGGGCAGACTGGATTTACTGCGGATCGTAGTAAGGACGTGAGGGAACCACTAACAACAATCGTGAGTAAAAACGAACATTGTCTTATTAGCCCTACGTTGATTCAGTACCATTCTGAGACAGCACATGGAGAAGTGCGAGGACAGACAATAGGAGATCCGATCATGACAGTTGATGGTTCCAACCGATACGGATTGGTTACATCGTTTCTAAGCAAGTTCTATAAGACATGCGTGGGACAAGATGAAAGAGATCCGTTACATACAGTTACAACGTCTGCGGGGCATTTTGGAGAAGTCCGGGCATTTCTAATCAAATACTATGGTGATGCTACTGGACAGGACATTGAACAACCATTAGACACGGTTACCACAAAGGATAGATTTGGTCTTGTAACGATTGAGGGTGTTGATTACCAGATTGCGGATATCGGACTTCGAATGTTGGAACCACGAGAGTTATATGGATGCCAGGGATTTCCAGATGATTACATTATTGATCATGATTATACTGGCAAGACATATCCGAGAACGGAGCAGGTAAGAAGATGCGGCAATGCAGTGTGTCCACCGATACCGGCTGCACTTGTGAGAGCAAATCTTCCGGAAATGTGTGTTGCAAGAAGAACAGCAAATATGAGAGTAGCAGAGGGAGCAAATGGACAGTTGATGTTTGCGTAGGAGGTAGATATGGAACAGGAACAATTTGACTTCTTGGAAGATATTGAGATAGACAAGCCGGATGTGGAATTCCAGAAGTGGAAAGATCAGAAGCGTGAAGCAAAAAGCCGGATGATTGCCATGCAGTATCAGCCATATGAGGTAAAAAAGAAGCGGTCAGAACTCCGGGCAATAGAATTTCTTCAAGAGATGGATAAACGTAGGAAAGTAGCACATGTCAGTGTCGGTGGACTTGATAGCATTACATTGCATGTATTCTTGAAATCCATCGGAATTGATGTACCGGCAATATCAGTATCGAGTCTGGAAGATGCAAGTATTCAGAAAGTGCACAAAGCGCTTGGTGTGACAATTCTGCATTCATATAAGACAAAGACACAGGTGTTGAATGAGGTTGGATTTCCGGTAATCAGTAAGCGTATAGCAGGTAAGATTGCATTGTTACAGAATCCGACGGAAAAGAATAAAACGGTCAGACATGCGATTATTACAGGTGAATGTGGAGAACTCGGACATTTTCAGAAGAATAGTCGGATGAAACTGCCGCAGAAGTGGTTGAAATTGTTTGGAGGATATGAAAACGAAAATGAAGGAGTGAATTATCAGAAACCGAATTTTAAGGTATCAAATGATTGTTGCTATTGGCTCAAAGAGAAGCCTTGTGATGATTGGGCTAGGGAACATCAGAGCTATCCGTATCTTGGAATGATGGCATCGGAAGGCGGGCAGAGAGAAGAAGCGCTTACCGATCACGGATGCAACTACTATGGAAAAACCACAATGCGATCGGCTCCGTTTGCTCCGTATATGCGAAATGACATATTAAAGCTGGCATTGGAAATGGATGATTGGTATCACAAAAACATGGATGTGTTTGAGAAGTTGTACTATGAGCAACCTTACAGCAAAGACAAGAATGGAAATGTAATACCATATGAGCCGGTGGATAGCATTATACCAGATATTTACGGCGATGTAGTACAGGATCAGTGCGGAAATCTTCGGACTACAGGAGCACAGCGAACCGGATGTAGTATGTGTGGCTTTGGCATTCACATGGAGAAAAGACCACATAGATTTGATAAATTGCGAGAGCGTAACCAGAAAGAATGGGAGTATTACATGTACCGGTGTTGTACAGATCCAGAGACTGGAGAGAAATATGGCTGGGGAAGAGTTCTCGATTACATAGGAGTTCCGTGGGAAGATTATCCGGCAATTCAGATGGAGTTGCCATTAGATCAGATGATGTAGCGTCGAAATTTGTCGAACTTTGAAAATTGAATAGTGATGGTTGGAGTGGTATAATATCCTTACCAATACGAAGGAGGATATGTATTATGGGTTTAATTGATAACACAAAACAGTTTTGTTTAACATGCAAAAATAAGGGTGTAGTAGACACTATAAGTGCAGAGGACATGGATAAATTTGATAAAGAATATGATAGACTAGATAAAATGGGATGTCTTTCCGCAGATCAAGTTTATGACAAAGCTTCACAAGGATGCAAAAAAGATTATTTCTACTGTCCGTATTGTGAAAATGGACAAAAATATAAAGATAAATATCCTAAGTACAGAGCATAAAAGTGTATGTATTTGATACCAACCATCGAATAATGATGGTTGGTATTTTTTTGCGCAAAAATGGAGGATATGAGCATGTACATAGAAGAAATAACAGGGCAGACGATTATTCCGAATCTGATGGACGATGAGAACGTCTGCATGATTAAGAGAAATTATTCGGGCAAGCTGGAGATCATTGAGCTTGCTACGTTCCAGATTTCGAAGATTAAGAAGTATATGGAACGTAAGGATGTTGCATTTGTTATCGTAAAGGATGATGAAAAGGGAGCGTGATTTTGTTGAGAAAAATGAACGTAAAGAACTATCTGCAGCAGGTACAGAAGATTGATGCTGTGATCACAAACAAGATGATTGAGCGGGAGCAGTGGCTTACACTTGCAAGCTCATTGTCCGGTCAGCCGGATGGAGAGCGTGTGAAGTCGTCAGGATCCAACCAGAAGATGGAAGATTCGGTCGTTATGGCTATTGACGCTGCAAGAGATATTGATAAGTATGTGGCAAGGCTCAGAGATGTTAAGAGCGAGATCAGCGAAGTGATACAGCAGATTCCGGTCAAGGAGTATAATGTGCTGCACAAGCTCTACATTCAAGGCAAGGACCTTGACGATGTGGCAGCGGACAACAAGAAATCATATTCATGGGCGTCAACCATGCATGGAAGGGCACTTGCTCACGTTCAGGGCGTGCTTGATACATTAGAAGCTCTTCCGGAGAACAGCGGGAAGTATCGTTTTCGGAAGGGGTTGAAGCTGTGAGTGAATATCCATGTAAAGGATGTACGGACAGAAAGGTAGGTTGCCATGGCGAGTGTGAAGGCTACAAAGCATTCGCCACAGAGCAACGGAAGAAAAATGAATGTATCAGAAAACAGAAGGATGCTCTGAGCAATTACCTGGATATGAAGCAGGAAGTTGTGGAGCGGGCGAAAAGGAGGAGATGATGCATAGTGATGAACAAGAGAAAATCGATTCCAAAGAAGATACGGCTTTTAGTATATGAAAAATGTAACCATAGATGCGGTTATTGCGGTTGCGAGATCGAATATAAGGATATGCAGGTAGATCATGCAAAGCCGCTTAGAATTGGAGGGGAAGATGATATATCAAATTACATGCCAGCTTGTAGGAGCTGCAACCACTATAAAGCCACTTTAGATGTCGAGGGATTTCGAAAGTATCTTTCAGAAATACATAAAAGGCTTATGCGTGACAGCATACCTTATCAAGTGGCGGAGCGGTTTGGAATCGTTAAGTATGTGTCTGACGATGTAAAATTCTATTTCGAAGAATTGAGAGGTGAAGAAAATGATTGAAAAGCCATTATACAGAAGCACACCAACAATGGGAAATTATGAAGATTACATCATCGAGCATAATTACACAAATGGTTGGAATGACGCTATGGATTTTATTTTCCCAGAAGCAAAAGAGAAGCGTGAAAAGGAAAGAATGAAGAAGAATATATCCATAGTCAAATAAGCACCGAAAGGAGAGAACATGGAAGATAGATATTTATTCAAGGCGAAGAGAGTTGATAATGGAGAATGGGTATATGGAGTTCCTTTTGAAATCGAAGGAAAAACCGTAATTCTTATAAGCGACAATGAAAATATATTAAGAGTTCATTATTTGGAAGAAAATATGTGGGAGGCTGACATATATGCTATTGAAGTCAACCCGTCCACCATCTGCCAATGTACCGGCTTGAAAGACAAGAACGGCAAGCTGATTTGGGAGAATGATATTTGCGACAGAAAAGAAGAATATCCGGAAATAGTAAAATATAATAATGGCGATTGGACGCTTGATTATAGTTATTCAAAAGGCAAAGAAAGCGGATATTGTTGCTGCAATTTAGGGTTTTATGCGCTTGAACGAAAGTGCGTTGAAGTTATTGGCAACATCTTTGACAATCCAGAGTTATTAGAAAGCGAGGGATAATATGACAGAAATTGAAGCTATCAAAGAACTGAAATATGATTGTAATGAACTTGGTAAAGCAATCCCTTGTGATACTTCATGGGGATGTTCTTTTGAAAATGCTTATGAAATGGCAATACAGGCACTTGAAAAGCAAATTCCTAAGAAACCGCTATATATTGCAAATTTAGGTTGTACAGCATTATGGTTATGCCCAGTATGCGAAAGAAGAATAATCAGAAGTGATTTAGTTTACTGCCATCAGTGCGGACAGAAATTAGATTGGAGTGATGAAGATGAGCGAAGCTGAATATATGGAAGATGGAGTGGATTATTTAGAGGAAGGATGTCAAAGACAGACTTGTGATGGCTGTATGGCTTACAATTATTGTCTGATAAAAAAACAGGAGGGCGAAGAATGAGATTGATTGATGCGGACGAATTAAAAAATGTATTAGTAAAACACTTTGATGCTTATTTTAACGAAAATGGCAGACTTATGTATAGCGACCACATATGCACAAGCGACGATGTAAGCGATTTGTTTAATTTGATTGACAAGCAATCGACCGCATATGACACAGATGATGCCGTGGAGCGTTTAAAGAAAGCATCATACGAACGGTTCGGGAATGACGGCATGGGCGGAGAGCTTGTAGTTAATTTGGATGATGCAATCGAGATTGTAAAGGCAGGTGGTAAAATCTATGGGAAAGTTGATTGATCCGGAAAGATTAAAGAGCAGATTGGAAAGTTATGCTGAAACATACAAGAGTGCTGGCATGGATGTACCGTATGATATGGAGGTTGTGACGGATATCATTGATCGCAGCATTAACAGTTACAATGTGGATTATGTAGCAGAGAATGTAACGGATATGCTGGAGGGTATTGTTGACGAAAATCTGCTTGATGATGTGGTGGCATGCATCAAAAGAGGGTATAGTTTGAATACGTACACCTAAAATCAGTATAAAGATTGTGAAAAAGTTGTAATTTTTTTGACTTATTTGTATAACATGAGACGAGAAATCTGTGTTATATTTAATGTATCATAAATGGAAGTTAAAGGCATCGTGCATTTTGCATGGTGCCTTTTGCTTTATGCCTGCCGTACTCTTTAGCTGATCATATCCTCCGGTGCGGTAGGCTTTTTGTTTGGATGGATATTGTAAAGGATGGTGATTGTGATGGCTAAGCTTACAGCCAAACAGCAGAGATTCTGTGATGAATACCTGATTGATCTGAATGCCACACAAGCAGCTATCAGAGCAGGGTATTCGAAGAAAACGGCAAATAGAATCGGAACTGAAAACTTGTCAAAACTTGTAATCAGAGAATATATAGAAAACCGGATGGCGGAGAAAGAAGCGGCACTGATTGCCAATCAGGATGAGGTACTTAAGTATCTTACATCCGTGCTTCGTGGACAGAGCAAATCGACAGAGATTGTGATTGAAGGCTTGGGCGATGGAAGCACAAAGGCTCGGAAGATGGAGAAAGAGCCGTCTGAGAAGGACAAGCTGAAGGCGGCGGAGCTTCTGGGCAAGCGATATGGATTGTACACCGAGAAGGTGGAAGAGAAAGTCGATATGGAATTGAATGTGACTATCGATTATGGAGATGAAGAAGATACCGGCGGTGATGCCGATTGAATCTGAATGTAAAGGCAAATCCGTGTTTCCGGGAGGTAGACCGAAGCTCGAAGCGATATATTGTGATGAAAGGCTCTGCCGGTTCAGGAAAGAGCGTTGACACAGCGCAGAACTACATTCTCCGGCTAATGAAGGACAAGGGCAGGAACCTTGTGTGTGTCCGTAAGTCAGATATCACAAACAGAGACAGCACCTATGCAGAGCTCACAGGTGCCGTGTATCGGATGTTTGGAGACAAGGCGGAGCGATATTGGAAGATGACCACATCGCCGTTGTCGCTTGAATGCCGGGCGAATGGCAACAGGATTATATTCCGTGGAATGAATGATGATAAGCAACGAGAGAAGCTTAAGTCAATCACATTCCAGAAGGGAAAGCTCACAGATGTGTGGTGCGAGGAAGCAACAGAACTGACGCAGGCAGATGTGGAAATTATAGATGATAGATTGCGTGGAGAATTGCCGCCCGGGCAGTTCTACCAGCTTAGAATGACCTTCAACCCGGTGAATAAGAATCATTGGATAAAGAAGGTCTATTTTGATAGATATGATCCGGACGTGCTGACACACCATAGTACATATCTTGGTAACCGCTTTATTGATGCGGCGTATCATCGGCGTATGATGCGTAGAAAAGAAGTAGATCCGGAAGGATACAAGATATATGGCTTGGGTGAATGGGGCGAGATAGGCGGCTTGATTCTTCATAACTGGGAAGTCACAGATGTATCTCAGAATCTGAATGATTATGATGATATCGCAATCGGTCAGGACTTTGGTTTCAACCATGCGAACGCTATCCTGCTTCTGGGTATCAAAGATGATGATATATACATTCTCGATGAGATATATGTGCATGAGAAAGAAACAGCTGAGATCATTCCGTTGGCGATTCAGCATGCTATACCAACAAATAGGACAATGTGGTGCGATTCTGCAGAGCCGGACAGAATCAAAACATGGAAAGGTGCAGGCTATCGTGCAAGAGGTGTTGACAAGGGAGGTTCTGCCGGATCTGTCAAAGCTCAGATAGACTGGCTCAAGGGCGTGGTCGATAAGAACCACGTTATACGAAGAAGAATATTTGTTGCCCCTCATTGTGTAAATACAATTAAGGAGTTGCAGCAATGGAAATGGAAAAAGGACGAACGAACAGGCGAGTATATTGACGAGCCGGTTCCAATCATGGATGATGCGATGGCGGCACTTCGATACGGCATCGAAGGATGGCGTAAGCGTCAATCATGGATTTTTTAGTTAGAAGGGACAAAGAATGTGCTTACGGTAGATGAGATTAAAAAGTTCATAGACGACGATAAAACGAGCGAGAAGAAGCGGTTTGCAAAGGTCGGTGAGCGGTATTATGACGGAGATAATGACATCAAGCAGTACCGCTTATTTTATTACAATGCAGATGGCAATCTGGTTGAAGATAAGACACGGAGCAATGTGAAGATACCGCACCTATTCTTTACGGAGCTTGTAGATCAGGCGGTGCAGTATATATTATCCGGCAATCGAAACGGAGAACGCATTGTGCGATCGGATGATCCAGAGCTCCAGAAGCATATGGATAAGTATTTCAATAACAATGATATCTTCATGGATGAGCTGGCGGAGTGCATCACAGACTGCAAGGTAAAGGGATTTTCGTACATTTATGCATACAAGGATGCGAATGACAGATATGCATTTGCTACAGCGGATTCCATGGGTGTGGTTGAAGTGCGTGAGAAAGACACGGATGATGGATGTGCATATGTGATTTACTATTATACGGACCGTATAGATAAAGGACACAAGGTTATAACACGTGTGCAGGTGTGGAGTGAGAAAGACACGACATACTATGCGATGGTTGACGACGGCGAACTCATGATTGATGATTCCGTAGAGATCAATCCAAGACCGCATATCCTGTACAAGAAGAATGGCGGGAAGGAAGATGATACATACTATGAATCGCTCGGATTTATTCCGTTCTTCCGGCTGGATAATAACAAGAAGCAACATTCGTCTCTGCGACCGATTAAACCGCTGATTGATGATTATGATCTGATGGCATCGAGCTTATCCAATAACCTGATTGATTTCGACACCCCTTTGCATGTGGTTAAGGGATACGAAGGCGACAACATGGACGAGTTGCAGACGAATCTCAAGACAAAGAAGATAATCGGCACAGGAGAGAATGGCGATGTCGACATCAAGACAGTTGATGTGCCGTATCAGGCACGTAAAGAGAAGATGGAGCTTGATGAGAAGAACATCTACCGCTTCGGTATGGGACTGAATACAGCAGGATTGAAGGATACGGCTGCAACGACCAACATTGCAATCAAGGCGGCATATTCGCTCTTGGAACTGCAGTGTAATAAGCTTGAGATCCGGTTGAAGAAGCTACTCCGGCACCTTGTACGGATTGTAATTGAAGAGATCAATAAGACAGAGAAGAAGGGTTATCAGGATTCCGATGTGTATTTCAAGTTTGAGCATGTGATTATGAGCAATGCTCAGGAGAATGCACAGATCAAGCTTACGGAAGCGCAGGCACATCAGGTTGTAATCAACACGATCATGTCTTTAGCGGATACATTAGATGATGAGACGATTATCAAGGCTATTTGTGATGAGTTAGATATTGACTATGAAGAGATCAAGGACAAGCTGCCGCAGGACGCAGAAAAAGATACAGCGGATGCCAAGCGGCTATTGGATGGAGTTGTGACGAGTGAACAAGCGACAGAAGGAAGTTCTACAAGCACAGCTGAATAGTGAAGAAGAGGTTATTGCACAGTTAAAAAGTGTATATGAGCAGGCTCTAAGAGATTGTGAAGCAAAGATACAGGAGTTATCAATGCGGGCAGATCTTGAACCAGAGAATTTAAAGTCAATCATATATCAGAAGCAATATCAGGAAGCAATCAAGGCGCAGTTGGAAGGAGCACTTACAAATCTGCAATCAGATTCATATGCAACTGTATCCGATTATCTGACACGGAGTTATCAGGATGGATATCTAGGCTCTATGTATGATATGCAAGGGCAGGGAATCCCTCTTGTGATGCCGATAGACCAAGAAGCTGTGACAAAGGCGGTGATGCTTGACTCCAAGCTATCCACGTCTCTGTATGACCGAATGGGCGAAGATGTTAAGGCAATCAAGAAATCCGTGCGGCAGGAGGTATCGAGAGGACTTGCGCAGGGTATGACGTGGAGCAACATTGCATCGAACCTTGCACGGAATATGAAACATACGCCGTTCCAGAAGGCGTATAACAACTCAATCCGGATTGCCCGGACAGAAGGACACCGCATACAGAATCGTGCCGCATTAGACGCACAGAAGAGAGCAATCGATCGTGGTGCAGAGGTCGTGAAACAATGGAATGCAGTTCTCGACGGAAGAACCAGATCTGAACACCGAGAATTGGATGGACAGATACGAGAAGTCGGCGAGATGTTTGAAGTCGCCGGATACAAGGCAGAAGCTCCTGGATTGTTTGGTGATCCATCGCAGGATTGTAATTGCCGTTGCTGTCTGGATCAGAGAGCGAGATGGGCGCTTAACTGCGGTATTGTGAAGATGGATAACTTCTCGAAAGAAACAGTCGCTTTCGAATCTCCGGAAGAGTATGCGGAGTGGAAGAAGGTATACTGGTCCGATGAGAATATCGAATATATGCAGCACGTTACGGCAATGGAGAAGAAATATGGCAAGAACTTCGAGAAGATGCTTAATTCCATGACAGATAAGGAATATGAGAAGTATAAGCGGTTGCTGGATAACAATCCGATGTATAAACCGAAAGTGACACTTGTTAAGAATGCAGAAGAAGCTAAAACTGCATTGAAGAATAGAGTTGGCTTTAGAAACTGCAACATAGATTCCATGGACGAAAGACTGATTGTGGATAATACAAATCAGCTGATCCGTCTGGAAAGCAAATTCGGTGTAATACATAAATCCGATTTTGTAGATATTGATGTAGACGTAGGTAATTTCGCCGGAAATGTGAATAGCAGTAGATTAACGCCAGCAAGTCAATATTTGGTTCTGAATAAAAAACGTTATTCGGATAGAGATTCCCTGATAAAGAAGGAAATCAAAGATATGGATAGCGGATATTCGATGCCTTTTTCACGTACAAACGAAGAAGCCTCCATAGCTACGGTAACTCATGAATATGGACATATGTTACAGAATGTTATCAAGAAGGAATATATGGAGTCTCTTGGTTGGAAAAATTCAGATATGTTTGCATTTGTAAATAAAAGTGCAAAAACGGACAAGGCAAAATATAAGTGGTATGCAGATGTTCAAAAAACTGTTCAAAATAATTGTTATGATGAAATAATTGCAATTGCGAAAAGAAACAATCCTGTATTTGATTTGGACGCAAATATATCAGAATATGGAAAGACAAGTAAGGCAGAGTTTTTTGCAGAGGTATTTGCCAACAGCCAGCTCGGAAAGCCTAATGAATTAGGTGTAGCTATGAATGATTGGCTAAATAAGAAATACCTTGCAAATAGCGTGAAAAATGGTACAATAACATTAGCAGATATCAATAAAATGATAACTCCATACGAGAGAAAGGTGCTTGATAAAATACCTGCAAAAAGTGGTTATTTTGATTTTGCAGCGCATGGAAGCCCTGATTATATAGAATATGGGGAAAAAGGAAAAAATATGTCTGCAAGAGATGTGGCCAGAGTTATTTCTCATAATGAAAAGTACAATGGTCAAAAAGTACGAATGTTATCATGCAGTACAGGTGCATCGGATGATGGATTTGCTCAACAGCTTGCTAATTCGCTAGGCGTTGAGGTAGAAGCTCCTACAGATGTGCTGTATGTTTATGAGGACGGACATTTCAAAGTAGGTTATGACGGAAGTGGAACAATGAAAACATTTAAGCCACAAGGAAAGCGGTGATAATATGACATTTTTTGGATTTTTCAAAGGAATGAAATATGGAAAATGCGAAGATGATTTTGATGATTATAAGAAAATCAAAAATCATATTAGCAGAGATAAGATATTAAAATATCTGGAAAGTCTTTCTATTTCGGCTGTTGCGCCTATGTTTACCGAAGATATATTTGATGGGGAAGAAATACCGCAAGCAGGAATATACGAAGATGGGGATTTTACATTTCCAGCTGATTTCTTACACTATTACAAAAAATATGATATTGGAATACCAGAAGAATATGAGAACTATATTAGTTCAAAGGTAAATTAGACGAAAGCACTCCGCAGTAGCAGGGTGCTTTTTCTGTGTAACAAAATAATTATGTAATTTAGACCATGATTAAAACGTGGTCTTTTTTTATGCCCAAAATCGGCTTAAGGCGATTAAACTGTGACGAATACTTACTCCGGCAAGAGTGATAACTGCCATGCGTGACTGCGGTTAAAGTCAAGAAAGGATGGAAACTATGGAACTGAAAGATGTGTTAGGAGAAGAACTGTACAAACAGGTACAGGCAAAGATTGATGAGCAGAATTCAAAGGAAGCGGACAAGCTCAAGCATGTTCGATTTGCGGATCTGTCGGAAGGAAACTACATCAGCAAAGAGAAGTATGATTCCGAAACCGAGAGATTGAATGGACTGATCACCGGCAAAGACACGGAGATCGGCAACGCAAATAAGCTCATCGAAGAACTGAAGAAGGCTTCCAAGGGCGATGAAGGTATGCAGCAGAAGATTTCAACGTATGAGGCGGAGAATGCCCGCTTGCAGCAGGAACTGGAAGAGACAAAGGTCAGCTCCGCATTGAAAGTCGCTTTGTTATCAGCCAAGACGGATGATACCGATTATATGACATTCAAGATCAAAGAGATGCTGAAAGAGAAGGGCGAAGAACTCAAAATCGACGATGATGGCAATATCAAAGGTTGGGATGATATGCTCACAACCCTCAAGACGCAGTTCCCGGCACACTTCGAGAGTTCAGAAGGTGAAAGTCGACAGATTATTGAAAATAAGCTGGACAAGGGAGATCCGGCTGGCGGTTCTGCAGAGCCTAAGGATTTAGCAGAAGCGTTGAAACAGCAGTATGAAGCCGTAACGAACGGCTAAGAAAGGAAAGGTGAAAAACTATGGCAATGACATTAGAAGAAATGAAGAAAGGTATGAGCGATAAGGTATTCTCACAGATTGTGGATATCTTCTTGCGGCAGTCTACCGTGCTCCAGATGCTTCCGTTTGACGATTGTGTATCTGCATCCGGCGGTGGTTCAACAATGAAATACACGTATCTTAGAAAGGTGCTTCCAGCTACAGCAGAATTCCGTAAGCTTGGCGGTTCTTATACAAACTCTGTAGCTACAAAGCATGAGTGCGAAGCAAACCTTGCTATTATGGGCGGCGCTGTACAGATGGACAGAGTGCTTAATATGGTGGCAGGAAACTTCGACAACCTTGCATACCAGATTGAGGAACATATCAAGGCGATTGTTTCTCTGTTCCACTATACACTGATCAACGGTGATGCAACTACAACTGCATCCACAGATCATCCAGAATTTCAGGGACTGGATTCTATGCTTGCAGGAACAGCAACAGAGTATGGAGCATCCAAGTCCATTGACTTGTCTACAATTGACAAGATCAAGGCAAATGCGGACGAGTTCTATGAAGCACTTTCGCTTCTGATCCAGACAACCGCTGCAGATGCTGTTCTTACGAACACAGAGATGATTACAAAGATCCAGACTGTTGCTCGTGTGCTCGGCTATAAGACAGAGAGCGAAGAAGCATTCGGAAAGCGTATTACAACGCTTGATGGTGTCAAGTTCGTTGACATGCAGAATCATTATACTGTGAGCGGAAGCGATGCGACCGCAAATTCGGTTGTAAAGAAGGGAATCAGCAGAAAGATCGGATCAGCAGAGACAGCAACAACAGGACTGACAGACATCTATACAGTCAAGTTCGATGTGAACGATGGTTTCCATGGCATCAGCTTGAATGGTGGTTCGGTTATCAACAAGTACCTGCCTGATTTCAGCAAGCCGGGAACAGTAAAGGACGCAGAGGTCGAGATGATCGCTGCAACCGTGTTGAAGAATACACAGCATGCAGGTGTACTTCGTAACATCAAGATTGCGTAAGCAGAGAGAGGATAGGTGATAAATATGCCAGCAAAGACAGAGACAAAGGCTGTAAAGTGGCTTGTAGTCGTTAACAATGCGCCTGCTTATTGCGGAGTTGGTGCCGGTGGCGTCCAGTTCGCAAACGGACAGGCAGTGATCGAGAGCGAGCGCATGGCATCATGGTTTAAGGAACACGACGGATATACTGTCACAGAGCAGCAGTAAGGCGGTGATCGTATGATTATGACCGTTGAAGAGTTGAAATCATATATCGATATTACTGCGAAGGATCCGGTGCTTGAAGCAAAGCTTCAGGCGCTGGAGCTTCTTATACGGAAGTACACAAATAACAACTTCCAAGACAGAAGCAGACGTTTCAATGCAGAGGTTAAGAGCGGGGTGCTTCAGGGCGCATCCAATCTGTTTGCAGTGGGTGACACCGTGCAGATATCAGAGTCACTGTATAATGATGGCTTGTACATGATTGAAGATATTGATATCGACAACGCACATATGGATTTCGATAAAACACTTTCGGATGAAACGTGCGTACTTGTAACGAAGGTCAAATATCCTATGGATGTGAAGCTCGGTGTAGCCAATATGCTGAAATGGGATATCGAGAACCGGGACAAGGTCGGTATTCAGTCGGAGACACTTAGCCGACATTCTGTGACGTATTTCAACATGGATGGCGATAATTCGCTTATGGGATACCCAAAGTCACTTCTTGGATTCCTGAAGCCGTATATGAAAGCGAGATTTTAAATGGATGGTGATTAGATGATTGGCGGAAATATAACCGGTCAGATTCAGCTCTGTAAGACAGAGACGAATATCATCGGTTCATGCGATAAGACATGGGAGACTGTGGATGATATAACAGGGTATCTTGATCTATCGACAGGAGACAGCAAGTACACAACATACAATGCTAAGATTCAGGAATCTACGCACGTGTTCCTTGCAGACTATAAGAAGCTCGACAGCCGCATCAAGGCGGAGAACAGTCGGATGGTGATCAATGACAAGGTGTATGACATCATGGTGATTGACGATCCGATGGAACTGCATAAGCAGTTGGAAATCTATCTGAAATACACAGGAGGTCAGTAATATGTCCGATGTAGAGTTTGAGAACAATTCTATACGGATCAAGAAGGCAATCAGAGAAAAGGCGATTGCATTTCTTGAAGAAGCGGCAGGAGAAGTGCAGACGGCTGTACACAATGCATCCAGAGTAGATACTGGAGAGACAAGGGGTTCATACACTTATGTAGTCGATGAATCTGAATTAGAAGCAACAGTTGGATCTCCAGAAGAAAATGCCATCTGGGAAGAGTTCGGTACTGGCGAATATGCCGTGAATGGTAATGGTCGTAAAGGCGGCTGGTATTATGAGGATAAGAAGGGAAATGGACACTTCACACATGGTAAGACACCGAACAGACCGCTTGAAAAAGCCTTCAAGGCTACGAATGGTGCAATTCAAAATCGTGCAAATGAAATATTTGGAGAGTTGAAATAATGAGTATAGCAGCATTAAATTATGTTGGTGAACTAATGAAGTCCAGCGGGATTCCATACCAATTCGGAGAATGGGTTGGCGAAATACCAGACCGATATTATGTTGGTGAGTACATGGAAGATGATTCTCCGACAAAGGAAGAGGATGGAAGTCAGGGGACAACATTTATATTGAATGGATGGACACGTGGGAATCCGATTCTATTTGAGCAGGACAAAGAAACAATAGAGAGATTCTTACCACAGTCACGCATGAATCAGGATGGTTCGTGTGTGGCTGTTTTTTATTCAAATGCATTTTCGGTACCGACCGGAGATGGGACATTGAAGAGAATTCAGATCAATCTGACTATAAAGGAATGGAAGGTGATATAAATGGCAGAAAACACATGGAGAGAATTGTGTGTATCTGGTGTAACAGCGGATACACCGAAACGGATACTGTTGAATGCGTGTGTGCTGTACAAAAACTTTAAGTATGACACAAGCAAGAAGCTCTGGACAGGTACTTTGCTTGGTGCTACATCCGGCGGTACAAAGTTCACGATTGCTCCAGAGATTACAAATATCTCGGTGGATGGTGTGCTTGTTAATGCGAAGGGACTTGTGCAGAAAGTTGGCGAGACGGCAAAGGTTGAGACGAACATGGTCGAGCTTACAAAAGAATGGTTGAAGGCAACAACAATCGGACAGGAAGGAATGTCGGTAGATGAAACTATGGATGTGATTGAATCCAAGGCAACAATCGAAGACAGCGATTATGTCGAGAATTTCGCATGCGTCGGATACAAGACGAATGGCACACCAGTAATCGTATTGTTTGATTATGCGCTTTGTACATCTGGCTTGTCGGCAGATACGAAGAACAAAGAGGCATCAACAATCCCAACGACATTCGATTGCTATGCTGATCTCAAGGCAGGCGCTATGACGAATGTGCTTCCGTATCATATCTATATGCCGAAGGAAGTTGTTGAGAGTAATACAGTTGATCAGTTGCTGGATGATGCAGCGTAATACCGAATATTAGGAGGATAAGTAACTATGGAAAAGGAAATGACAACAGAAACAGAAGTAATGCAGGGAACATTGGTAGAAGCAATAGAAGGAGTTGTACAATCTGTACAGGAAGAGATAAAGCCGTATACATTACGACCATTGAAGTCGAAAGATCTCTTTCCGATGATGAAAATTATTTCATGTATTAAAATCAGCAAGTTTTCTGACTGCTTTTCATCGGATGCAACTAAGCGCCTGATAGAAAAATCGAAACAGAATCAGAATATCACGATGGAAGATGTAGAAGAGATCGGTATGGGTGTTGCGCTTGAGATTGGCGATGTTATTCTGGCGAATCTTCCGAATGCTGAGAAATACATCTATCAGCTTCTCTCGAATCTGTCAGGTATGACAGTAAAGGAGCTTGAAGATATGAATCCGGGAATGTTCTTTGCGATGATTATGGATGTGGTCAGACAGAGTGGATTCGCAGATTTTTTCAAGGTTGCTTTGAAATCTATCGGGTAGGTGATTTAGAGTTTTGGGACTTGCTATTCAAGCGATATGCAAGTCCTTTTCTATTTTTGGATGAGATGATTGCGACAGATCGCTTGGTAGAGTTCGTGGATTCAATTGTGAAGCGGACGAACAAGGATACCGAAGAGGATGTGCTGTGGGAGTTTTTCTTGAACAAGGTGCAGGGAGAGTCCTATGAGAATTTCGTAAATCGTGTACGTGGTCAGGCATCATCTCAGAAATCACTATCCGATGAAGAGATCAAAGCGATGGTGGAAAATTCAATGAATGCATTCGGCATTGAATTGGTATAAGGAGAATGCGATGGAATTATTTAAGATATTTGGACGAATCGCACTCAAAGGACAGGAAGAAACAGAAGATGGTTTAGATTCTGTGGCGGGTAAGGCATCCGGCGTAGGACAAGCTCTTCTGAAGGGCATTGGAACATTTGCAAAGTGGGGAGCTGCGGCGGCAACGGCAGCAGCAACAGCAACGGCGGCGCTTGTGAAGAGTGCTGTGACAGCATATTCGGATTACGAGCAGTTAGTCGGCGGTGTCGAGACACTGTTCAAGGATTCGGCAAGTGAAGTACAGAAATATGCTGCAAACGCATATCAGACGGCTGGATTGTCTGCAAATGAATATATGGAAACTGTCACAGGTTTTTCTGCATCATTGTTACAGAGCTTGGATGGAGACACAAAGGCAGCGGCTGAAAAGGCAAATGTAGCGATTACGGATATGTCCGATAATGCAAATAAGATGGGTACCTCAATGGAATCCATCCAGAATGCATATCAGGGATTCGCAAAGCAAAACTACACTATGCTTGATAACCTCAAGTTAGGTTATGGCGGTACCAAAGAAGAGATGCAGCGGCTTTTGGAAGATGCGGAGAAGCTATCAGGACAGAAGTTTGATCTATCATCATATGCGGATATCGTAGATGCGATTCATGTTGTGCAGACAGAAATGGGTATCACAGGCACTACGGCAAAGGAAGCGGCAACAACAATTCAGGGATCTGTGAACATGACGAAGGCGGCATGGCAGAATCTTGTCGTTGGAATCGCTGATGATACGCAGGATTTCGATGGACTTGTCAATAATTTTGTAGAATCCGTTACGACTGCCGGTAATAATATTCTTCCGCGAGTGGAAATCGCCTTGAAGGGTGTCGGTACGCTTGTAGAGAAGCTTGCGCCGATCATTGCAAAGACGGTACCGAATATCGTATCAACGACGCTGCCGAGTATGATCAAAGCAGGAACGAGCATGATCCGGGCGTTACTGGATGGATTGCTCAAGGCGGTGCCGGAACTGATACCATGCTTTAAGGACATTATCAATCAGCTGATTGAGGTGATAGTGGACAATCTGCCACTGATCATCGAAGCGGCTGTTACGATAGCCGGAGCAATTGTATCTGGACTTGTAGAAGCGTTGCCGGATATACTCACTGCAGGTATTCAGCTGATACAGAGCTTGGCGCAGGGACTTACCAATTGCATTCCGACGATTTTATCGACAGCAATTACAATTGTAAGTCAACTTGCATCAACATTGATTCAGAACGTGCCACAGATTGTGCAAACTGGCATTCAGTTACTGTTAGGTTTAGCGAATGGAATTTTGCAGGCGGTACCGCAGTTGCTTCAGGAACTTCCGGGGATTATTACGCAGATGGTCGAAAATATATTATCTTGTATACCTATGATCATCGAGTGCGGAATTGAATTATTAACCTCGTTGGTTGATGCGTTGCCGGAAATTATACAGACAATTGTTGCAGTATTGCCAGAAATCATATCAAGTATAATTGAAACGCTTTACAGTCATTTAGATGAGATCATTCAAGCTGGAATTAAATTGCTCGTTGCCTTGGTTGATGCATTACCGGAAATTATACTTACAATTTGTGAGGCACTACCACAGATTATAGAAGCAATCACGAGTACGCTGATTGATCATCTTGGTGATATAGTTGAAGCTGGTGTTGAGTTATTTATGGCACTGGTTACAAATCTCCCTCAGATAATTGTTGATATCGCAGGAAAGGTGCCGCAGATTATAGCGGGAATTGTTGCAGCGATAGGAATGAGTCTTCGAGAAATGGTATCAGCCGGAAAGCAAATTATGCTTAAATTGTGGGAAGGTATGAAAGCAATTGCCCCGGATATAGCTGCGTGGACAAAAGAATTTGTAAAGAGTATTTTCACACTGAATATAAATGTTGGTGGTGTGGCTCAGAATATTGCAAATAAAGCGGCGCAAGCAACAGGCTCTGGAAATACAGGAAGTTTTACAGCTAGAAAGCATGCAAAAGGCGGTGTTGTTGAGAAAGGTGAGATTGCACTTCTGGAAGGTGACGGAGCGGAAGCCGTTGTACCGCTGCACCAGAACCGTATGTGGATTTCGCGAGTAGCGCAGGATATGAAGAATGCGTTAGATTATGGTCAGTCATCATCTGGAAGCAAAAATGACAATGTACTGCTTGAGCTTATATATGAGCTGTTAGAGCGGCTTCCGGATCTGATACTTGAGGGTATGGAATCCGTGAATATGAAAGTTGATAAGAGAGAATTTGCAAGAATGGTAAAAGAGGTGACGGCAACTTGATAGAAAAAGCACGATATGTCAATCATATGAACGAGGTAATTGAATTTGGTGTGAATGGCATCTATATCAATGAGAACGATCTGCATGATTTCGCATGGACAGCTACAAGCATGAATGACAAAATATCGTCATTTAAGATGGGAATTGTCAAGAAGTCGTTGCCAGTCGTTTTTGCATGTAGAAATGATGACGAGGGCACAGAAAGTAGAAATCGTTTGTTTGAGGTGTGTGAAAAGGATGTAGTTGCCAGAAAACATGGAAAACTCTATATTGGCGATTACTATATGCGGTGTTATGTCACAGGATGTAAGGCGTCAAAATACACCTATAATAAGCGATACATGAAGAATACGTTGACGATTCAGACGGATTATCCGCAATGGATAAAAGAAACGATTATTACATTCAATTCAAATGAGGAGATAGTTGGTAAAAACTTAGACTATAATAACGATCATCCATATGATTACACATCAAATATTCTTGGTAAAAAACTGCAAAATGCGGATTTTGTAAATACAAATTTTCGGATGCGTATTTATGGACCATGCAAAAGTCCAGAGATATTGCTTGGAGGACATATGTATTCGGTGGATGTTGATATTGAAGCAAACGAGTACCTGACGATTGACTCTGTAGAAAAGACAATAATCTTGTATGAAAGCGACGGTAGTCAGCGGAATTGTTTTGATCTGCGAAATAGAGATTCTTACATATTTCAAAAGATCCCGCCGGGCGTAATGGATGTAGCTACTTCGTCAAATCTGATATTTGATATTACATTGTTGGAAGAGAGGAGCATACCAAGATGGACTTAATTTATATGAATGAATCCAAAAAAGATATCGATGTGCTCAAAGATTATACATTAGATCTTGCATATGGAAGCGACGAGAATGATTTTGAGTGTAAAGTAAATATCAATAATAACGTATGTAAAACTGGTTATTATCTTTATTTTGAGGGCGAAGAATATGGCGGAGTGATAGATTCCGTTGGCGTTGATACAGATGAGACGACTGTAACATACTCAGGTCGTACATGGCATGGCATACTTGAGTCTAAAGTGCTGCAACCAGATGAAGGAGAAGACTATTTGATCGTATCTGGAGAAGCAAACGAAGTGTTAAGGCTTTTGATTGAACGGATGGGACTTTCGGAGCTGTTCAAGGTAAGCACTTTGAACTCAAATATACAGATATCATCTTATCAGATGAATCGTTATATAAAGGGTTATACAGGCATCATGAAGATGCTGAAAGCATACAATGCAAAACTGAATATTGTATTTAATAGAGGATTTGTTGAGTTATCGGCAAGTCCTCTTGCTGATTATAGTCAGGATGAGCAGTTTGATACAGATCAGATAAGTTTCACAATTAAGAGAAATAGCAAGCATATCAATCATGTTATATGTCTTGGGCGAGGTGACCTGAAAGATAGACGAGTAATTCACATTTACTGCGATTTGCTTGGTAATATCAGTGGAACACAGACACTTACCGGATTGGATGAGATGTGTGAGATCTACGACAATTCCAATGCTGAATCAGATGAAGATTTGATTCAGGGTGGAATTGATAAGATAACAGAGTCTTTTGCAAGTGACTCGGTCGATTTTTCGTTGGACAGTAACGATCAATATATATTTGATGTAAATGACAAGGTAGGGGCAAGGGAGCAGATTACAGGAACTTATGTAGTTGCGTCCGTATCTAAGAAAATAGTCAATATCAGTAATAACAGTACATCAATATCTTATGATTGTGAAGCAGATACAGTGAGCGTGTCTGCGGGTCCATATCCATCTTCTGGTGACGGATCTGAATCTGGCCAGACAGTGAGCATCAAAATTGGATCAGTGACAACAGGTGGTGCTGGTTCAGATGCTTCTGTGAAAAATGCTGGAGACAACAAGAATATGATTCTTGATTTCGTGATACCGAAAGGCGACCAAGGAGATAAGGGCGAAGATGGAGCACCGGGAGCTGACGGTAAGGATGGCGTCGACGGTAAGAGTATCAGCGAAGTTATCAACTATTATTTGGCAACATCTGCTTCAAGTGGTGTCACAGCAAAAACCTCTGGATGGACAACAACGGTGCAGTCCGTTTCATCTAGCAAAAAGTATCTGTGGAATTATGAAGTTGTAAAACTGTCAGATGGAACGATCATAAGTACATCAATGCCATGCATTATTGGTGCATATGGTGATAAAGGAAATCCGGGAGCCGATGGTAAGGACGGAAGTGACGGCACGAATGGAACTGACGGAATAGGAATTAAGGAGATAGAGGAGTTTTATGCTGTATCAACCTCGAATACTAAAGTACCAACATCATGGTCTACAACAGTACCGACGATGACAGCAACAAACAAGTACCTTTGGAACTATGAAACGATCACATATACGAACAATACTTCGGTAGATACTGCAAAGAAGGTTATTGGTGTGTATGGAGATAAGGGAGCTACCGGAGCGAAGGGTGATACCGGTGCAACCGGGAAAGGTGTTAAATCAACTGTGGTGACTTATCAGGCATCGTCTAGCGGTACATCAACCCCAACTGGAACGTGGAGTGCGACGATTCCAACGGTATCGGCAGGACAGTATCTTTGGACAAGAACGATTATCACCTATACTGACAACACAACATCCACATCGTACAGTGTAGGGCGTAATGGAACGAACGGTACGAATGGAACCAATGGAACGAACGGCAAGGATGGAGCAGCTGGAAAAGGTATCAAATCCACGGTAGTGGCATACCAAGTTGGAGCATCGGGAACAACAGTGCCAACCGGGACATGGTCTACGTCGATACCGGCTGCGGACACATCAAAGCCATATCTTTGGACAAGGACGATCATCACCTATACGGACAACACAACATCAACGTCGTACAGTGTAGGTGCTACGCCAGAAGGAATGGTTCAAAAGAAAAAAATCATTTCTGAAATCAACCAGTCGGCAGAGGAGATTTCAATCAAGGCTGAAAAAATCAGTCTCGAAGGTCTTGTCACCGCCAATGAGAATTTCAAAGTGCTGGAAGATGGCTCAATAGAGGCGAAAAATGGTAAGTTTACCGGAGATTTGACGACAACAAGTTCTTTGAGAATATATAAAGAACGTGTTATTGGAAATAATCATACAGGTAAGTATATGGATGCGTCCATTGATGTTGATGTTGCTGGGTTTAGTCAAAAAGTATACGGTTTGCAAGATGATTTATCTGTAATTACTGCATCTTCAGAAGTAACAGGTTTGCAGAGTTTGTATATTGATTCAAATACAAATATGCTTAAAGTACCAAATTATCTTGTGGGAACAAATGCGCAATTTGAATATGCGAATTTTACAACAATGCTAGGAGCGCAGCAGTTAGCTGTGGCGGGAAATGCTGGTATTGGAAATAATCTAAGAGTTGGGAATGTATTGAATGTAGGAAGTCAAATTTCGATATGGTCTGACGCTGAAGGGGGAAATATTAAGCTAAAATCACCAGGAAATTTCGATTATCAGATTGACACCAACGGAGACAAATTGCGAATTTACACATTCGGAAACGATGGGGTATATCGCGATTATCCGCTTATGGGATTAGACGGACATAACAATCGTGTATTGTGGTCTGGAGGATGGTGGCCGGTGTCTAGTCAGACAGCGTATCTATCTCAACCTATATCCGCACAGCCAAATGGTATCGTGATTGTGTTCAGATCATATACCCCGGGAGTCGGAATGAGTGATGGACATTATTCATTTTACTTCGTTCCAAAAGCAAGGGTGACGAATTGGGATGGAGACGGGGGCGGTCATTCTGTATATTGCTCTAGTTCAGATATGTCATATGTGGCGAACAAATATTTGTACATAGGCGACACCTGGATTAGTGGTAATGATAATAACAGCAAAGGCACATATACATCGCTGTCCGGTATCAAGAGTACACCGAACAGATTTGCAATGTTTAGAATAATAGGAGTGTGATTTTAATGGCATTAAAAAAGAAAATTACAGAAAAAAATGGTATTGTGACAGATTATCATAGAATAGCGATGTTGAGTGTCGAAGTTAATCAGCAATGCACTATATTAGTACACTCATATCTGACAGAAGACGCTAGGATTGGCGAAAAGCAGTACCGGGATGGTGTTGTATCAGAATTACCTCCGCACTATGTGAAGGGTGAATACTATAACACCGATTACGATGAAGATATGAACGTGAAGAAAGCATACGAGTACATTAAGTCGCTTCCTCAATTCGAGGGAGCCGAAGATGCATAAAGGAAAGGAGCTACTATATAATGAAAAAATATAATACAACGCTTGGCGAGTTATTCAATACTCGTCAGGCAATTATCAACAAAGACATCGTCAATATGGCATTCTCCCGAAAAGGGGGATTGTCAGTTGCGAGAAACATGAAGAAAATCGACGACGAGTTGGTCGAGTACAGCAAAGCAAGAAACGAGTTGATTCGGAAGTACTCT